CATGCCTTGTGTTCATCGTCTCCGTGAAGAATCTGGTTCACAAAGTCCCGAACAATCTGCGCTTGGCTTGAAGGCCAGGTTTGGCGAGTGAGTTGATCAGCCACCGACTATTCCTTCTTTCCCTTCTCGAAGCATTAGTTCGAGTCGAGCCATTGCTCCCCAAGCTGCATGTGCTGCGTGACGAAGACCGCTGTCAGGGTCAAATTCTTCGCCTGTAGCCTCGTACATAAGATGTCGCATCATGGCATCGGAGTAGCGATTAACACCATCATCAACCTGTTCCCACCCATTCCATGCATACTTGTTAGCACCGAATGTAGAGACACGGGCAACTTCGAGGCAAGCACGAGGGAAGTATCCGACAAGACCTCGGTGAACGCAGGGCTTACCGGCGTCGTACTTAATTGCTCCAGATCCGATCTTCGTAACGTCGTCATTGGTATACTCTTCAGTCAATACTGCCATAGTTCATATCCTCTTTAATCTCTTCAATATTCTCTAATAGTTTTTCTTCTAAAGTATCAATCAGTTCGAGGAACTCATCTGCCGAAAAAGGAGACAGGAGTTCTATCAACTCTTCCGGAGAGTAGAAATCTGCGACAGCTTTCTTGAGTTCTTCATCCATATTAAGTCATCTTTTCTCGTTTACCATCGAAGTAAGAACCACAAGATTGACAATGCAGCTGTTGAATACGCATTGTCTTAGTGCGTCGGTACTTACTGATGTGAACATGGTTGCTGCCACAGTTAGGGCAGTCGTCTTTCTTTGTGTTAGCGAGGTAAGGGTGGTTAGGAAGATACTGACGTAGCTTAATGTAAAGGTCTTCGGTAAGCTGAACATCTTGCGCACAGTAATCGACCATACGTTGACGTGCTTCCTTATCACCTTCCATTACTTTACGCCAAAGCATAAAGCCTTCGTGATCCATCTTACGCTCTCCGACCAACAGTGGGCCGACATAGGCCAGTTTGTTGGAGAAGAAACGCATACCTCGTCGCCAGTATTTCTGAAGGTCAATGTTCGTAGGCTTAGGAGGTGCAGGAACATTGTACCTTGCGAACTCTGCCATGAGCCACGGAATATCAAACCGTTCATGATTGACGCCGATAACAGCATCACTCTCTTCAATCAGCTTAGCAGTGCGCCTAAGCATATCGACGTGCCCATGTTCCCAATCTGTAAACATGTACGACTCGCCGCCTACCCACTTAGCTCCTACGCATAAGATTCCATCAGGCTCGACGATTTGATCGACGCCAATGTTTTCTTTAAAACCTTTCCAAGCATACACTAGGGCGGGCCGCGTTTCAATATCAAGAACCAAGAGTTTGGCATCAAGCTTCGCTGTTACCTCTTCATAAGGTTTACCTGTCATATATTACATCCTAACATTTTTCATACTTCTCCGATAAGCCTCTTTGATCTCGGCCATAGTCCGACCACACCCGGTACATTTACCGATGTTTGAATCGTAACTACAAGAACCGACACAACCGGAGGGGTAAGAGTTATTCGTACCACTCATCAGGAATCTTCTCCCCTTCTGCCCAAATAAAACCGTGCTTCTCTGCCCACTCCCAGTACATCATGGAGTTCGGGCTTTTGGTGAGTCGGTTGTTAGCTCGTTGGAAAAGGAATCGTATATCCAAGTGCGAATTTTCTTTTCTAATTCTGAGCATCTTGCTTCGATCTGCGCTCTTGAAGTATCCCTTGCATTCAACATGAATACCATTTGGGAGCACGAAGTCGGGGATGTACCGCTTGGGGAGATGGTAATTGATAGGGGGATCATCTGGTTCATACTTAACTTTTCGTCTAAGCTTTGACGGAATGGACTCCCACACTCGTTTTTCATATTTACTCCTAAACTTCAACTACTTAACCTCCGGTACGTTTGGCTCTTTCACCACTGTCGTTAGATACCTAGGCCCGTTACTGTAAAGAAACAGACGAGCATCAGGAAAACATCTGAACTTGTGCTCGCAATACGAACAACCTGTGGCCAATTTCATGTTGCCGGACTTACCATCAGGCACAGGATCATAACAAGGAGGTGGCATCTCATCACTGTCAACCACCTCCTTGAGCTCTGCAATTCGATCTTCAGGTTTATGGTACTTGATGACCATAGGCGACAGAGGGGAGATACAGTTATCTCCGCTGCTCTTGTCTACTGCCCACCAAGCGGCCTCTTTCCCTGGGGTTAATACGTTGGCGTAACCAGCAAGCTGTGCTACATAACCGAACGGGTCGTCCTGCTCAACCGTGCCCTGCTCGAACTTCTTATACCCGAAAGAGCTTGCTGACTTGAGGTCCACAACTGTTCCATCAATGATCGCGTCAATGTGTCCCTTGACACCGTCAATTTCAACTTCCATTTGTTCATTCGTTACCTCGTGTCCTGCTTCCTTTGCCAGATAAAGATAGAGTTGTTCGATGACGTCTCCGTAAAGAAACTTGAGGTAAGTCTTCGGTAGAAGAGACTCAGTTCGTTCCGGGTCAGGGTGCGCATCCATCCAAACCTTGCGATTCGGCTTGCCAAGAGCGGAGAATCTGATGGAATCTCCTTCTCGGCGGCTACTAGCGCGAAGACGGAGACGGAGGATTTCTTTAAGGTTTTCAGCAAACTCATCTAGAAGTTCCTCGTTAACTTCATGGTCACTCTCTGGGTCAAACAGGTTGTATACGTCATTGGGAAGGTCTTTAAGATTCTTCACGTACTACACTCCTTACCAATGACTCAAAATCTTCACTATCAAGCATACACTCCTTGAAAGCAAACCTGATAAGGTCTTTGACCGTCATATCTTCGGTAATAAGGTGCCCTTTGCTGACACCAAAAAACCTGCTGTTCATTAAGTCAAAATCTATAGGATCTGTTTTAAGCTCAGGCGGGCTATGGTGATATCTTGCTATATTACGGGCCTTGTTAAGCTGCTGAGTCGTCATCAGTAGGAACCTTTCTTTCAAGGTGGATAAGGTGTGACTCAAGTTGGTCTCTGTTCTCAGTATAGATTGCTTTGACACCCTCTTCAGTCACAGGCTTAGGATATTGCTTCAAAGCCTCTCGAACCTTTTTAAGCGCATCTTTAAACCCGCCATCTGTTTCAACGACGACAGAGATATTATCTTGAACCAGCCTTTCCACAACTGCATCGAAATAGAACTTCATATGTTGTGTGGCCTTTATGAAAATGGACACCAGTAACCCGGATAGTTAACCTAGGTCTTATACTGCGACCGCGCTGGTGTACCCACGGACGAGATGGCACCCCGACTAGGAATCGAACCTAGCTACCTGGTTTTGGAGACCAGTGCATCGCCACTTAATGCTTCCGGGATGTAGTCATTATCATCAGAACGGGATGTCGTCATCCAGATCTTCGAAGTTTTCAGCACTGCTGGCCTTGGGCTCCGCTTTCTTAGGCTTAGCGCGAGTCTTCTTAGGCGCAGTCTTTGCTGTTTCTTCCTGAGCATCCATCGCTGCGAACTCATCAGACTCATAAGGAACATGGTCCGTAATACGAATCGCCTTGCAATAAATACTCTGCTTCTTACCCGGACCCCAGTCAATGATACTGAGCTTAAGGTCCGCCTTTGAGCCGTTACCGATCATGGTGTCACGGTCCCAAGGTTCGTTGTTCTCATCATAAATACGGAACGGATCGGTTTCGTTACCGTCCTTGTCAGTCGTAGGCTTGCGAAGGATAAGATAATCTCCTCGCCCTTCTGCAGCCTCACGAGCTTTCTCGGCCTTGCGCTTGTCCTCTTCGTCGCCATACTGCTTATACTTCTTCTCAAGCTTAACAGCGTATGCCAGAGGATCCTTAAGCCGATCAAGAAGACGATGCTCCTTTAGAAACTCAATGTCGTCAGGCTCTACCTCGAACGTCCATTCATATCCATCACCATCATAGTTCTGGACAGCCTGACCTCGGTTCACACCTTTGAACCAGTACAGGGTACCTGTGATAAAAACAGTTTTACTCTTAGACATATATCTATTCAATCCTTCTGTTAGTTAATAGTCTTAGGTAAGGACTCTCTACCTTACTCCATTAGTATATCAATCCTT